ACCTCATTAATCCAAATCCAATCAATATGTTCTCCAAAGAGTAAATTATCTTTTGTTTTATTTTTAAAGAGTCTAGTGTCATAGATTGGCTTATCTGTGATTCTATAATCTTCAGAAATAATTTCATTAGTTACTTCACCTTCTTCTGATATTTTAGTTAAGTGGCCAATTTTCTTTTGAGACTTCCAGTATGCTGTTGTTACTCTTAACAAGTATGCTGTACCCTGATCATAGTAATCTTCACCTTCGGCAAGTATCTGTGCAATAATATCTGAACCATCAAGAATATTACCTGCCATAAATGATGTATACTGTCTGTATGCTAAAGATGGCATATTAACATTCCAGTCATGTGTTTTAGTTCCATCGTAAAAACTTCCATCATTTTGTAAACCACCAATATTATATGCAGCAGATCTAATTGGATATACTGATTCAAGTGCTCTATGTTGTTCTTCAGTAAGTACATGTCCAAACTTATCAATAACATCTGATACAGTAAACATATCTGTTTTACCTACCCAGTTACCTTGTGATATGTATCTAATATCTGGAGATTTATGATAGAATGTAAGGACTGGATTCCAAAGTTCTACTTGATAGTCATCTTCCATCATATAAAAATGCCAGAACTCTCTATCTGTAATAAGCATATCTCTAAATGCTCTTTCTTCAAGTTCATCCATTCTAAATCTTTCAACATCTACTTTATGTTGATGTTCAGCCCATTGCTCTACCATAGAACGATAATCTTTCTTAAAGAATTGCTCTATTTCTGGTAGTGTTTTTAAATTGTCTGGAGTAAGTTGTTGTTGAGCTTCTTCTGATCCAGGATCTAGTCCTTGTTCTAACATAGCTGCTAACATTTTTGTAGCAGCATCAGCCATTAATGTTTGTTCTACTTGTGCTCTTTTTTGTTCAAGCATTTCATTGTATGAAAAATCATCAACAGCTCTATAGGTTAATCTTGTTGATCTTTTAGCAAATTCTGCTACTAAAACATTAACAACATTTGGAATAATAGGATAGAACTTTAATTCTAGTGCAGATACATCTTCTTTTGTTAATAGTTCTACAACATCTCTATATTCATTATCCTCTTCAATTATATAATCAGTTCTATCAATAATACCTTTTGCAAGTTTGTAGTTTTTCATTAATCTTCTGGCATTTCTACGGATTTGTTTTAATCCTTGCCATTCTAACCAGTCTAAGTTCCAAGCAGCCCACTCTTCTGTTTTATCTTTTTTAGGTAAAAACTGCAACGGCTGAGTAATACTACCCAATCTATTTTGTTCTGTCTTAGCTCCTTTTTTAAGTTGTAATGCGTTGTATACTTGCATAACCTATTATTTAATATTTTTAAATGCAGATTTTTTAAATCTACCAGTAGTGTTGCTCATTTTACTGCCCATATGTCTAAACGGACTCTTATTTAATTTAAACAAATTTTCTGACTTTTGCAAGTTTTTAGCAGTCTCATCCATTATTGTTCTTTTACTATATCCTCTATTTGACTCTTGAATTTTCATAAAAGCAACAAGAGCTGCAAAAGAAACTAGTCTATCCACGTTAACCCCATCTGCATATTCTCTCATCTCTTTGATTAACATAGGGTCTGGTATACGTTCAATACCATATGTTGTTCTTACAACAGTACCATCAGATTTTAATTCTTGATCTAATTCTTCTTTAGTATATTCTATGGCATAACTAAGAAGATGTGATTTAAATAAAGTACCGGTATTTTTCCATCCATATTCTTGAAACACATTATTATTTGATCCTAAATCTTTCAAAAACATAATTTGATTTTTTGGAACAAGATACTTCTGCTTACGTCTAGATATCATGTATTGAATAAACAAGGATATGTTATTCTCTACAAGTGTCCAAGCATTATACCATTCAATAATAAGTTCTAGTTGCTTATGTGTCTGATTAATATCATCATATCTACCGCACCAAGCTGCCACTATTTTGCCTTGTTCTATGTAAGTTTCTGATTCTGAACCTGTATGTCTAGTTACTTGAATAGGTGCTTTCATCACATATATAGAACATAATGACTCTGAAGTAGTTGTTTTACCTTCTGATACAGGGTCAACAGATGCATAGTAATCACCAAAATTTGGATCCTTAACAGGTCTTTCCCAAACAACAAGACACCCTGTTTTATCTTCTGTCTTTTTGTTTACTGGAAATTCCATGATGGGTCTTTTGTTACTTTTAGTAACTTCAGGTCTACCATCAGCATCTGCTGAAATATTTAAGAATTCAAAACCATATTCTTTATCTTCTATTCTTCTTTCTTGTGCTGCAAGAAGATGTGGAGGGAATACAGATACTGTTCTATGATCAAATGCTTCTTTTATATTTCTTGGATGCTGAGAAATTCTTAACTGATATTCTTCTGGAGCAAGTTCATCTCTCCATTGTTTGAATTGTTTTTCTAAAGCATCTACTGCTTCTTCTACAAGTGAATTACCATATTCATCAATATATGGTGGCATTGACCATTGTTCTGGAATAAATAAACCAGAAAGACCAACAGTACCTTTATCATCCATAAGATCTGTTTCTACCGCATATATATCTTTTGCAGTGGGGTTTAGTATCATATCTTTAAGTGGAAGACATTGGGATAAATCTCCCACAGATCCTGCAGCTATAAACATTCCTGTAGTGATGAGACCTGATCTCATTGCTGGTCTCATATACTCATATGTCTGATCCATTTTAGGAGCAATCCCGGCCTCCTCATGAAAGAAGTATTTAACTGGACCACCTACACCATTTGTAGGATCTTTCTCAAATGACATACCTTGTATAGTTCCTTTAAGACCAACCTCAGTTTTTCTATCTCCTTTTCTTACTTCAATCTTTTGTTGCCACATCATAACTTTATCTGGTGACATTGGTCTATACCAGGCAGTATGTTCATTTAAGAATGCTGCATACTCTTGTAAAAATTTCCAAGACCCTTTTTCATTTATATAGTCTTTTAGTGATGCACCCATCTTTAATGTTACCCCTGCTTCAAACCATTGTTGATTTATAAACTTACCCATATGATAATATGAAGAAGCAATCTGACGTTTCTTTAAGATAGCTGCATGTTTATAATTTAATTCTGCCAATAGTTCATAGAGAGCCATGTGATATTGTGCATCTCTAATTTTAGCAAAACCAAACTGTTGAATTTCTTTATCAAAGATTGGAAGAAAGTTTAACCACATGTAGTACTCTCTTGCAACAAACCATGTGTTATCTCCATCTTTAACTATAATACCCTTACGGCATTTTGTCTTTTGATCATCCCAATAGTTTATAAAGTCTCGGGATTTAAATGGAGCTGTACAGTATACTCCATCTTTTTTGAATTTAACTGATTCCGATATGAATACTTGATTTGTTGTTTCATTAAAGTTATACTTTCCTGGTTCTTTGAATAGATCTCTAATGAAGTTACTGAAGTCTTCTCTGGATTCAAAACTTGTTGTTGTCCATGTTCCATTGTCATAAGTTGGTATGTCTTGATAAATTTCACTCATTACATATCATATGCTAATCCTTGTCCACCTCTTACCCTACTAGATTGTTCTTCTTGTAGATCTTTATATGCACCTTTAAAAGATTGTCTTATTGCTTCATAGTTTTTAGCTGCTGCAATAAGTGAGTTCATATTACCATCACGACCGTGTGTGATAGGTGTAGTTTCCATATATCTACCCAATCTATCTAACATAGATGCAATACCTTTGTATGCTCTTGATGTAGGTGTTTCATACATCTTCTGACAAAACTGTAATGCTCTAAATACTGTTTCATCTTCAGTAGAAAACTCTGCTCCAATCTGATCCATAATCATATTCTCTTTTTCCATATCTGGTGTAAAGAAAAAAGGATTTAAATCCGGATTAGGACAGCACATATAAAATAAATACATATATATTTTAAGATAGTCTTCAGGATATTCATCCATAACATCTTTTAATGCTCTTAATGTATAGCAATGTTCTGTTGGAATTACAACACCATTTTGAACATCAAATAGTTTAGTTAGTATCATTTCTTTTTAATTTTATTCTTGTTATCATGAAGATAATGAAAAATTGCAAGCACTTCATCTACAAGATAAGGTATTGAAATTGGCTTAACTTCTTTTACTATAGGTTCACCATTCTCATCTGTTTTGGTTACAGGATATCCCCATTCATCCTCTTTCTCTATTTCAAAAACTATATGATGAATAAATATTCTTCCAGGTTTTAATTTAGGATTGTGCTTCAGTATAATATACATATATATACTAAGCTGTAATGCATAGTGGTAAAAATTACAATCATCAAGTGAATCTAATGGTGGATTCATTTTTTCAGATTTACCTTCCCAGTCAACGTAAGATTCAGTATCAATTTTTTTATTAGTCTTATAGTCAATGATATTTACTTTACCATTGACTACTTCAACTAAATCTGATTGTCCACAGATACCTGCTGATCTTAAATAGACCATATGTTCTGGATACACGCCTGGTTCTAATTTTTGTGAAGGAGCAACTTTAATACCATTTTGAACTTCTGATGGTTTAAATACAGGCACTGTAACACCTTCTCTTTCCATAGATGCAAATGAACATAAGTCAGCTTCTCTTTGGTTATGATACCATGTTCCAAGTGTTAGTGATCTTTCAGATTCGTTATTCCAAATCTGTTGAATCAATTTTGGCTCAATACCATACCATTTAGAATTCTTCTTTTTACTTACTTTTTCTGCTATTTTCTTAGCATCAAAAGGTTTTTTAAAATGAGAAACAAGTGTGGTAACACTTATCCAATCAATGTTACTATCATCAAGACTTCTGTAACTATGATCATCTGCATTAAATACAATCATAACTCCTCTAATTTATCTTCTTCTTCTATTGTAGCAATTGCATCCCATTTACCAACTGGGCACTCAGATGCAAGAGATCTAGTTTTAAAATTAAGTGAACATCCACATTCTGCACAACAAGGTTGAGTACCTTTCA